GCATTGTCATTACTGCAACAGGCTTTTCAACTTGCTTTTCAGTTGTCAATGCAACTTTCTTTGTAGTATCTTTTACCGATGCGGCAGCCTGCGTCTTGGACAACTTTTCAAACTTTGCAGTGATGTCAGCAAGTTTGGTTGTCAAAGTTTCATTTTCTGCTTTGGCAGCACTTAATGCTTCTGCGCTTGCAGTATTGGCAGATTCCAATACAGATACACGCTCAGCAAGTTTGCTTACGATTGCTGCAACATCGGCGCTCATTTCTTCTTCCGCTTCAGCGATTGCACTGATTACGCCGCCAGTAATTGTAAACACACGACCATCTTCCATTGTAATGTCACCATCAGGTGCCATGGTTGGTTCACCTTCAACCACAATAAACACGTCAACACCTTCAGCAAAGTCATCTGCTGACGTACCAATTTGCGATCCATCAGCAGCATTAGCCATTTTGGAAAGTGTGATTGTTTTGGGTTCTTCAACGCTCAAATTGAGCTTGTATTTGTCAAGAATTTCTTGAATTTTATCTTTCAACATGGTGTACTGTTTTGCAATTAAACAGAAAGCCATAGATTTGTTTCTTATTGTATAAATTATTGTACAAATTATGAAATACTTTTGATGAATGTTCAACCCAACGCTGAATGATAAACAAGCCATTGCGCTGTCATTGCTTAGTCCTGATTCAACAATTGAGCAAGTGTTGTATGGCGGCGGTGTTTATGGTGGAAAAACTTGGTTTGGTTGCTGGTGGCAAATTTCACGTCGAATAAAATACCCAAACACCCGTGGACTTATTGGTCGTGCTGAATTAAAGAAATTGCAGTTATCAACCATGCGTTCCTTTTGGCAGTTAGCAAATGAAATGGGATTGAAAAGTGGTGTGCATTACACCTATAATGGCCAATTGAATTACATCACTTTTGCCAATGGTTCAGAAATACTTTTGATGGACATGGCCGATGCGCCAAGTGATCCTGACTTTCACCGCTTTGGATCGTTAGAATTAACCGATTATTTTTTAGACGAAACTGCTGAAATCAGTCGCAAAGCGGTAGAAATACTGGACACTCGTGTGCGCTATAAATTGATAAACAACAGGCCAAAAGGATTGCTAACCTGCAACCCTAGCAAAGGATGGTTGTTCAATGAGTTTTGGGCGCCATTTAGAGATGGCAAACTACCTGAACACCGTGCATTCGTGCAAGCCTTATTGCGTGACAATACAATGGCACCAAATGAAGCCTATCAAAGGAAGATGGAGAGGCTCAATGAACGCGACCGCAAACGCCTACTTGATGGCGATTGGGATTTTGACGATTCTCCAGATATTATTTTTGGCCAAGATGCCATGCTGCAAATGTTCAACGAGACCAAACCAGATGGCCTTGGTTACATTACCTGCGATCCTGCTGCAATGGGCAACGACAGGACAGTGATTTGCATTTGGCAAGGCATGCACGTTGTTAAATTCCATGAGTTTGTACATAAGTATCCGCACGAAGTTGCTACCACTATACGTCAATTGGCAAACGATTACGCAATACCACTGAATAACGTGGTAGTGGATAGCGATGGATTGGGTATTGGCATCAAAGGCATATTGCAGTGCCGCGAATTTTTGAATGGGTCTAGCGCAGTTGACAAAGACCATTACCAAAATTTGAAGTCAGAATGTTATTTCAAATTGGCAGCCATGATTGCACAAAACAAAGTGCATATCACTGACCACAGGTACCGCGATGCAATTATGAAGGAACTTGATTTGGTGCGCGATGCCAGCAAAGAAGACAAGAAAAAAGCAGTAACGGCAAAAGATGAAATCAAAGCAAAGTTAGGACGTTCACCTGACTATGCCGATGCGCTAATGATGCGCATGTATTTTGAGTTGCACCCAAATTACGGCAGGTACTCGTGGTAACAAAAAAACCGCACATCGTTATGGGCGGTCTTTTGTCAAACTAAAACTTAAACGTACAAATAACACTAATCAAATCTCTTGCAAATATAACTCAATTGAATTATCTACCAATCAAGCTATGAAATATTTCGCCCGTGCGAACGTCCATGTAGATTTCGTTGTCTGTTTTCTTGCCATCCAGCGGTTTGTACTCAATGCACATACCAATGGCAGCACGTTGGCCTTCTGCGTCAAAGGTCAATACAACCTCGTCAGCCTCATTGCGCACACTGAATGAGTTGCCCCATTCAATTCTCACGGGCTTCACCGATTCGTTCTCAAAGGCAATGTCCAAACATTTGCCACCGTTGCCCATGCCCGAATAGTTCGGCTCAGGATAGTCCGCGTTTGTTGAATCATTGTATGCACGCAAGCGAACAACGAAGTCAGGTGTGCGGCCTGCGTATGGTGGGATCAGCGCACCAAAGTTGAATGAGTTGTCATCCTGTCCATTGAAGTAAACATTCGGCACCCATACGTTTTCATCAAGTTGTTCAAGGTCTGTGGCAACATTCAACAAATGCGTATCGTCTGACGGTGTTGTCAACACGAATTTTTGATAGCAATTTTCTGCCAGCATTGATTGATCAATACCCATGGCAAGCAATTCGCTGCGCGTAAATGTTTTGTTGAATTTATGGCGCACAACTTTTGGTTGGCTAGTTTGGAAAGTAGTTGTGCTATAAACCACAAGGCCAATCAAACCTTCGTGCGGATTTCCTTCTTTGTCAGCATTCCTAAATGGGTTATGGTATACGCGCTTCCATGTTCCACGATCAAACTCCATGGTCTGTTCGCCTGTCCAAAATTCTTTGCCTGCTTGTGGGCCAACACTTGGTATAATTGTGCTTGCTTCCAACACCATTGCATTGCCATCGTCTGAAACAATAAATTCATGACCATGCACAAGCGCATTGAAATAATTATACGCCATCCATTTGTCACCGCGATTGACGTCTGTCTTGGTCAATTCATACGTGGCAGTGCGCACCCATTTTCGGGTCGCCTTGTCATAGGCCATAGTCACGTTTTCCTTCAGTGCTGGATAAGCGTGTTCTACTTGCTGCAACCATCCGTTGAAGCGCGTAAGTTGCTCGGGTAAACCGAGTCTTTCTAAAGTTGTTTTCATTATTTTTTGGTTGTTTGTGTGCGTAATAAGTATTCCAATTCCAATACTATTTGTGCGTCCTTGGATAACTGTGTAAACTCACCTTCGATTGAAAAGCCTTTTACATCTCCATTTTTTACTTTGACCCATGCGTCATCGTTGTCAACTTTTACGCCAACAAATGCACTGCCAACTGGGTAATCCATACCAAGGTGAACTGACTTGTCTGAGTCGCCTTCTTTGATCCAAATTTCAACAACTGTTAATCCATCAATGGCAAATTTATGTTCGTAGGTGTGGTCTTTTTGATGCTTGTTTTTCATAAACAAATGCACCGCCGCTTCAATGGTTTCTTTTGGGAATTGTATGGTGTATTCTTCGCCAGTGTTTTTATCGACGCGCGGTATTTCAATGTCTGGAATTAAGATTGGCCCGTATAACATGCGCCGTTCATTGTCAACTTTTAAGGTCAAACGTTGATTCTTGGACAACGCAATAAAGTCGGCCTCAATTGCTGGCATGTTTACAATTGAAATTGCATAAATTCCTTCTGACTCAAGTTCTTCTAGTCCGTAGATAATTTTTTTCATAGTACAAATTTATATTATAATCGTGATAAGTCTTTGATCTTTGAGTTGGCATCTTGCGCGTTGGACACTTGGCCTGCCAGCACAAATGATTGATTGGCTTGGTTGGGCCTTTGTCCTAGTATTGAAAAATCAATTGGATTGAATGATGGTGTTGTAGCGCCGCCGCCGCCTACATTACCACCGCCCACGCCGCCCATACCACCACCGCCTGTTGATGCTGGTGTGCCACCTCCTTGGTATTTTGTTTTGGCAATTTTTGCAACGTTGGCAATACCCATGGCAAGTGCAATACCTGCTTTCACAAAATTTGCGCCCGTGAGCGCATCCTGCGGAACAGCCAATTGTTGGTTGACTGCTTGGTATGTATTAATCAAGGCTTGTGCAATCGAAAACGCTTTGTTTCTTTTGAACGCCTTTTCACGTTCGCGTTCTGAGTTTCCGCTAAATGCATCATTGAGCGCCATGATTGCATCAAGCCCAGCGGCAGCATTGTCAACGGCAATCAATGCCGCTGCTTTGGCATTTTCTTTTCGTTTATTTTGCTCCTCACGTTCGGCAGCAGTTCTCCTTTGTTCTTCTGTTATTACTAACTGACTTGTGCTTTTTGCTAAACCTACCAATTCAGCAGTTGCCTTTTTTTCTGCTTCTACTTTTTTGTTTAATCTTTTTTCAGCGTCAGGAAGTAATTTGTATTCATCTTTTTTTGCCGCCTGCATTTCAGCAAATTCTTTTTCAGCCGCTGCCCTTTTTTCTTCTGCTTCCTTTTCCCTTGCAGCCTTGCGGTCATCGGCTGCTTTTTTGTCCATGTTTTGCAACGCAATGCGGTGGCTATCACGTGCATTTTCCAAGCCTTTTAATTGATTGTCCAATTCCTTTAATGTGGCCTCACCTTTGGTTCGTACGTCATCAGGTGAAAACACCATATCGGCCAAAGAATCAATGCCGCTATTCAATTTATCGCGCAACCCAAATGATTCACTCACCACACCAATCTTCTTCAATCCCTCACCGATCAAATCGATTTGCGCTGCCAAGAATTGCAGCGGTATTGATACGAATTGCAAGATACCTTTAACAATAGATTTTGATCTTTCTTCGGCTGCAATCTGTGATTGTAGGACAATTTTTTGTTGTTCAATTTGTTGCTTAGTTGCGTTGATGACTTCACCAGTTTGCATGATTTTCATCTGCAAAATTTCGCGTTCACTTTTACCTTGCAAGCGCAACGTATTTTCTTGAGCCGATATGGCGTCAAGTTTTTCTTTTTGCGCACTTACATTAGCAGTGGCAGTTTCAAGTGCTTTGGTTTCGTCCTGATAGGTTAATGCAATTAATCCTTTGAGTTCTTGAAAGTTCATTATTATTGCAGCAACCGCAGCGCCTATCAAAAATATAGGGTTGGCCAATAACGCTTTTCCAAGTGCGCCAAAGCCTTTGATCATTCCACCAATTTCTTCATTGACCAATTTGAAATTGATGTTCTTCACGTTGCCAGCCATTGCCTTAGCCGATGCACCAACACCTGAGAAGTCCATTGACAGCAAACGGCTGCCAAGTGTTTGTGCGTTGTTGCTCAAACCTTCAAAGGCATTACCAGCATTGTTCTTAATAGCTTCAGCGGTGTCTACAATTCTATCTTTGAGTTCACCTGCTTGGTTGGATAATTCTTGAAACTTTGCATCTGATGGATCAAGGTTTTGCATTTCCTTTTGCAAAGCCACCAACTGTTGTTTGAGGCTTAGCGTTTTGTCACTTGTATCTGCTATTTGTTGCTCAACCTCGCCAAGGTTTGATACCGCACCGCTGGCATCAACATTCAGCGTTATGACATAATTCTTGTCAGCCATTATAGTATAATTTTAATGATGAAAAAATAAAACGCAATAGATAGCGCAAAGCAAACAACCCATGTGCCGATCAACCATTTAGGCAACCGTCGTGAATGCTTACGCTTGAATGCTCTTGTGGGCTCAATGCCTGCCGAAATTATATCGTAGCACCTGTTTATACATTTATGATCAAATTCTTTTACCATCACTCTTTAATTTGGGTGTAAGTTAATGATGCGGCTATCTTGATGTTGGTCAATGGATGAGCTCCACCGCCCATTGAAAATGAAATGCGATGTTCATCCACGTCGGTTGTGGTATCAATGTGCATGGTCACCGCATGCATACTTCCGTGGTCAAACACTTGATGCACTGTCGATGTCTTGGCTTCGCCTGCTATCTTGTAAGCGGTAAAGGCGAATTGACAAATGCGTGTGTCGTTAATAACTCCCAACGTTGGATCCCATTTCATAACCGAAACACTCACAATGCAGTTGAGTGAAGCACCTTCGTCCACGATTAAATGTTTGCCAGTGCGCCCCTCAATCGTGATGGGTATCTTTGTCGAGTTGTTTGTGAAGTTGCCCTCACCAATGTATGGAATCACTCCGTATTGTGATTGGCCATCTGCATTTGTTTTGTCATCAGCATACCATCCGCCGCCCAAATGCAAACCACCACTAAATACTTTGGCATTTTTGCCAAAAGCAGCCACGCCACGCAAATTTGGATCAACAATAATGTGTTCACCAACGGCAACAAGATTGGTGTTGTTTTCTCCAATGGTAATATCTGTGCCTGCAACATAACTGAACTGCGTATCAACTGCAATGTCTGAACCATTTGTCATCATGCCAGCATTGCGCACACGCCGCCCATCAATTGACAACCCAAAGTTGCCGCCAGTAATTTCAGTTGTCACTCCGTTTGGCCTGTCAACACCGCCACCTCCAAATGCAAAACAACGTTCTTCATCTGCTGACCAATTATAGCCGTAGCGGCTGCAGCAACTTTCACTGCCAAAAGTTCTATCACCATTGCCATCAAGAAATTGAACAATGCCATTCTCGTATATTCGTTCTGGTGTGTAATCACAATCTGCTTGCGCATCCAGCAACCGCATGAACGTACACTGAACAGGCTCAGTGCTGCCAACTTCATAATTTGAAATTGTTAGCAGCCTATACCATGCATCAATGATCCAAATTTTGTCGCTGAATTTGAATGTGTTTATGTCGGTAATATCCAACAACATGTAGCATTCAATCTTGCGTGCATTTGGTGAATAAATTTCATTCAAATAACCACGATAAAAACGATTGAACAGGTTGTTGTATGGGTTGGCAGTAATAAGGTGTAAAGGTGTTTCAGGTGCAAAATTCAAATCGTCATCGGTCAACGTTGGATTTGTTACTGAGTAATGGCATGCCGTGTTGACGCTGGTCAAAACTCCATCCTGTATTGTTTCATCATAAAGCGCGATGTATGCATTTGCATTTTGCACGTATAAAAACCGCAAACCTGTTTCAACAAATTCACCGCTGGCATCCACGAATTTAGGAACAACGTTGGCAGTGTTGTTAATGGTATTGCAAGGTGTGGACTGAGCAACCAATTGTACACCGCCATTGCCTTGTGCAAAATCATTTGGCAAATCGTTTGGGTTAACTACATAGCCATCTACTTTGTAATCGCCGTAAATGCGTTTACCTTCTTTGTTGAACAATTCGCTGGCAGCATCGTTGCCTTTGGAATATGTAAACAATAATTCCTTGCGCTGTTCGTCGGTTGTTGGGTTAATTACAATGTCCTTTTCATAGTGCAATTTCTGCGTCCAGTCCAATGCGTTGCCACTGCCGATGTAGTTTACAAATGGCTCAAAATGAATTAACTTTGGAATATTACGATCAGGCACTACAACCATGTTGTACTTCTTAATTACGTCACGGATGAAATCAATTTGCGTTATGTTAGGCGCATTTGCTGCAACGTCAATAGGTAAACCTGCCAGCGAATCAGATGTGTTAACTAGCATCCATCCAGTGCCACCAGTTGGCAGCCCTAATCCATTTAAGAATGTGCCTGCTGCATGATTGTACACGCTCATTTTTAATTGATCACCGATATCCATAAACAATGTAATATCATCAGACTGCCAGTTGCGCGTGTCATTACTATTGGCCACACTTGTAAATTGCGTGTATTGTGTTTCATTATCACCTACGCGGCGCAAACGCATGTACCGCACGTTGCCCACAATACCGCTGGATGCCGTTGGATCGTTGGTGGCAAATATGCGGAACGTGAACCACCCAGTAAAAGGTGCAGTGTAAATACCTGTGGCAGCATTAAATGAACCGCTAGGATCGTTGATCTCAGTGAATGTGGTCAACTGCGTTTCAGTCATTGCGGCAACTGCAACGTTGTTGGTAATGTATGCACTGAATAAGAATTGCGCACTAAGTGTTGTTGACCTATTCCATTTGTAACGTGCGTATGGTACAAACACTTCATCCATGGTTGGCAGTATGTTTGCCGTGGTATAGTCAAATCCAGCCTCACGGATAATTTTGTCAAACAACCAAGATTCACGAACCATCAAAGTCATCTCACTTGGAAAGACTGGATTGACGGTTGATACCACTGGCCGCGTGTTTACTTCGCCTGCTTCACTGAATTTATAGCCACGATCAATCAGTGCATACTTCCAATTTGTGGATCCATTTACCACGTTATAATACGTTATGTCATGCGCCAACTCAGTGTAATCTAATTGCGCCAAATACTTATTGCCAATATCGCGCACGATATCAGGTGTTTCGGCATAGAATACAATTTCAATTTCGGTGTATTCATTGTTCAATTTGTAGGCACGTACAACTTGCAGGTGGCCTACCGCGATGGGCACGGTTTCAACTTGCAACGTTGCCTTGACTTTGTTTTGAAAAGCAAAGGTGCCAGTGTAATTGATATTTCCAACGTCACCAAAAAACGCAATGTTTTGATCTGATGCTGGTATTCTAAATTGCCAAGTCCTTGAACCAATTACGGCAAAATCTCCAGGATCGGTAAATGCAAAATTCAATGCAATTTTTTCCGCGTCATACAAATCAAGTACGGCGGTATTGCCTAATGCATCCTCTGCTATGATTATTGTTTGTGCCATTAATTGCTTTGCTCTTGCGCTATTTTAAGTCGGATTGTTAGTTGCTCCAAGCCTTTGAATTTAGGGTTCTTGGAATTATAGTTGGTGTCTTGCACAATGACTGGCGTGTGTGTGCCGTCAAGGTTGACAATGTGTACTTGCTTTGATAGGATCAATCCTTTCAAAAATTCCCATTCGCCTGCTTGCAGAAAGTCGGATTGACTAATCACAAACTTATCGTATCGCTTGTATGTAACAATTTCGCTTTCGTCAGTGTTCAAGAAATTAAATTCAACACTGCTTGAAACTGCACCATAATTTCCGATCACACGTTTTGCAACTTTCTGATCCGATTGATATTCAGTTTCTGATTTTTTGGTGAAGTTTTGATACTCCCATCCGTTACGCCTGCCAACCCATGCAACACGAACACGGTCGTAATCTTCGCAACCTGAGTTGGAATACAACTCGGCGTTGTACATCACGTAGGTCATTGACACTTGCTCGTCCGCTTCATTGAAGATTTGGAAAAATATCGCTTTCCAATTAGGATAATCTTCTGGCTTTGGTATTCCAAGAAGTGATGATGCATTCAAATTTGCTGGATATATTGGCAAGTGTGACCACCCTTCTTCATCTTGCAACAGGTATTCAATGTTCACTGGCGAACCGCTACTTGGAAGCAAGGACAATTTGATTTTGTATGGCTCAGTAATGCCATCAGTTGAATATGGCCCACGAATATCCCACACGCCCCAATCTGATTCATACACTGGTGTGTATATTACATTTGGCAAATTGACGCCTAAATTCAATTCGTTAGGCCTTGGGTGTGTACTTGGTAGCCTATCACTCATTAAACGTGATTGATCTCCATTTTCATGACCAATTTGCGCCAATAAAGATGGTTTATAACCATCACGAATATTGAAATCAAGATAGTTGTACAGCCAAATTTGTATATCAACTTGACTTGCTTCGTTTTCAGTAAACACACCAGCAATGTTCCAACCTTCAAAAACCTTTATGCTTACGCTATTGAAACCACTTGCTTTATAGAAGTTCGGGTTTTCTGCCATGTCAATGTAACCGTCGCGCAATATTGAGTGTACACTACCTGTGGTATCAGATTCTGGTATCCGCGCTGGGTTATTACGCATGTATTGCTTAACACATGGAACAAGGTCAAACACTAAACAATCGTTCGGATTTGGCGAAACAATAAACACCAAATTGTCGTTAGGAATCTCCAATTTTACAATGTACATAAAGCCATCATTGCTGGTGTTGCTGGAGGATGCCGTAATTATCAACGGCGTACTAATTGCCGAATGCTTGTCAGGTTGTTGCAGTATAGTTATTGCCATTTGATGTTGTTGATTTTTATTTTGATCATTTCTAAAATAGCTGCATCAAATTTATCACCATGCGTTTCCATTACACTGGTAATGGCTTCACGATAATAATAGATGCCTTCAATGCCGCGTTTGCCAATTGAAAATGCTATGCGTTTGGCTGCTGCTTCAATTGCTTCTTTGCTAGTCTTTACAAATGCACCTTTGCTATTACGCAACTTAATTGGTTTTTGCTTAATCCATTTTTCAATTTCAGTGTACGGCGGTGGCTTCCTATCCTTTCTGCGCCCTTGCTCAATTACATCAGCATATTTTTTTGCACGACCCATTGCACCAAATTTAACCTGCACCATGTTTGAGCCAAAGTTTGCTGAATAATTCAATGAATCCTTCAACGTACCTGTGCTAACACGCCTGCGCTTCTTGCCATTGATTGTTCTAGTAGCACCGATGTTGCGTTGTGCTGCCTCAATAATCAGGTCACAAATTTCTGTTATGGCTTGCAGTCTATCCATTGTTTATATGGTGGTGTACATGATACTCATTTGAACAACGTTTGCGCTCGTGGCCGCTGCGTTGTTTCGTGCCTTAATTGATATTAAATCACTGGCCGCAAATGAAACTGATCCCGTTGCGGTGAAGATATTGGTCGTAGCGCCTGCGGGAATTGTGCAAACAATCGCTGTATCGACTCCGTTTTTTCTTAAAGTGAAAACCATTGATCCGCCAGCGTTCTGAGTGTTGGTGGTTCGTATCACCAATTTAGTAAACACCATCGGGTATTCAGCGGCTATCTGCGTGGGATTCTCTGTGCCTGAGTTGAGGAAACTTGTCAACCCCACGAATCGATCGCCACTTGAAGCGGTCAAAGTGAATGATGTGGATGTAGCTCTTAATGCGTGGTAACTTGTTATGGACAAATCACCACTACCTTCGAGTGAACCCCCATTGACAGTTTTGATTGGCCGTTTGGCTTGGATCGTTGCTGTTGTTTCATCACCCGTATTCGTTCCCGACTGATTGCCTATGGTGGTCAAATTTGCATCCGTGACAAATCGCTTATTCGCTGCGTCTGTGATGTTGGCAGTGGTAGTGGTATCCACGTTTGGCACGTTGCCCAACCCAACTTGCGCCTTGGTTGTGGCGTGTGGGTTGAATGTATTAGCTTCATGTGCTGACAACCTAGCGCTTACGGCAGCAGTATCAAATGCATTTTGCGCGTCACCATCTTCACGTGCCGTTGTTTCGATAGCTAAATCATTGGCAACTGAATCAATGTTGGCTTGTAGTGTTAATACTTCATTAGTGAAATCTACTTTCGGGGTGTAATCTAGTAGCAGCGCGATCAAATCCGCTTGATCCTCGATGTCACCACCGATTGCACCCCAATCCGCACCGCCACCACCGCCACCCGTTGCAGCAATGCGCACATTGCCAGCTCCAAGGTCAGTAATTGTAACATTGTTGCCGTTGACAAGGTTCAAAACGTTTTGCACCGCGTTGTCGGTGTTATTCACTTTGAGTGTAATACCAACCGCCGAACCATTGCCACCTGTATTACTGCCGCCAACAGACCAATCGGCAGGTATGTCACACGCTGACCAGTTGTAACTAACCTCAAGCACAAGCGACAATGTTACGCCTGTTACTACCTGTGAATATTCTTCAACGAATGGTTCAATGCTTGGCGATTCGACAAGGTACACATCTTTGCCAAACAACACATTTCCATTCTGTATTTCGGAAATCAAATCAAGAGCAAGTCGAGCCATGTCGCTGATGACCTCGCGCTGGTAGTCAGCCTTTTCTTCCTTGGAACGTGGGCAGTCAAAAAACAAAATATCGAACGCATATTGCAGCACGCCATTGTTAGGCGAAATCGATCCTGGAGCCACATGCATTACTGGGTACCTGTTGTCTTTTGGCACGTCAATCAAGTCGATGGAACCATGACTAAATTGGTTGATCATTAAATGACCATTGGCAAAGGCCTCCAACCTATTGATTAGGATATTATAGCTGCTTCCCGAACTGTTGTTTATCATAATCTTTTTTGTCTAGCATGTATGTGAGGTGAGTGAAGATTCGCCGTATTGGTTGGCAGGTAACTGCATCAAACTTTGTAACGTCATAATCAGCCATTGATTCTATCAAATGGAACCATCCCCATTTATTAAGGTCGATTGTTGCAAATGTTTCAAATTCGTCTGGTACAGATTCATTTCCTCGTTCATGTATTCTAGGAAATTCGTCAATAAGTCGAGTTCGAAACTCGAAAAAAAAAGCAGCGCTGCATTAACCACCGACATTGATAATTTGCTCAAGTCATCGGCATTGGCATATTGTTCTTCGCCTGTGTACTTGGTTATAGTATACCTGTTGCCCAACTTTGTTTTAATGGGCCTGTATAGCACCGCCATTACGCTTATCAACTTGTCCATTTGTGGCTTGGCAGGATCGTATACCATTTTGCAAAATTCGTCAAGGTCAATCCATTCATCGGCAGACATCAAATCCATGTCTGGAATGAACCCGTATTTGGTGCCATTTAGGTCAACAAATTTTAGATGCAACTGGGTTTCGTTTTCAATCAATTTTGCAAAGGCTTGCACAATGCGATTGATGGATTCTGGGTTTAGCTTGAGCACCAATGCACGGTCACAACCAAGGGCGGCAGCGCACTGGTCAATTGTATTCTTTGCTTTGTGCCATTGTATGTACTGGCCCAATGTAATCGCGCTGAAATCAATTGGTATTGACATGCTGCCATCTACCTTGGTTGCTACGCGCTTGCGTTTGAATAACCTCATACTTCTTTTGGGATTATAATTTGAAATGGACTGCCATCGGCGCCAGTGATTTCTTGGCGCTCAACATAACCTCGATGCTTGGCTTTTGTTTTAAGGTAAAAGATCGCTGCAGTCACACTTGGTTTATCTTGCAGGCGCATTATGCCATGCTCAGTTGCCTGCTCATAATATGCGCCGTCTATGGATTCAAATAGTTTGGATTCAACGTGGTCAATTGTGGCATCGTTGATTTCGTCTACTTCTGCCTTGTATTTTTCATCTAACTTCATCCAATTATAGTGCGTCATTCGGCTGATGTTTACCTGTTCTGCCGCGTGTGTAACAATGCCTCGATGTTGTCGCAATGCTTTCAAGAATCGTTTTTTGTCTTCCATTTTTTTATTGTTTAATTTGTAAATTCATTTTGCTTTCAAATTACAATATCTTCAGTGGCCTTGCGAAGGTCGTTTATAATACGCCTAACGCATTCAGGGCAGGTTGATTGTTCAATGTTTTTTCCACTAACTTTGGACGCATACATAAACAATGGTTTGGCTTCTAAGTAAGTCAATGATGACTTGTTCTTATACTGCTCCAGCAATTCTTTTATGCGCACCAATTCATCGTTGCTGATGCCATAGCTATACCATTTGTCGGCAGGGCAGCTGGCCCAATTGAATTGAGTTTTCCAACTCATTTTGCAACCGCACAATTTCACCTTCTTGCGGTAATGGCGCACAATGTTATCTTCAATGACAATGTCCACGTGGTCTTTTGGCCTGTTAAAGTTGGCCACTATTAGGGTGCCACAACTGCCAGTGCTTTCCTTGTACCATTTGCATTTGACGCAAATTGCCATGCGTTCTTGTTTTACATTGTCTGGAACTATCATACAATATTCAATTGTTTATTCAATTTCTTTATGGCCCTGCTTACGCGCAGCCTTGCCGCCAAATTGCTGATGCCTGTTACATTCTCAATTTCCTCATAGCCCACACCCATTGATCGAGCACGTATTAATTGCTGGTCAAGTTGGTTTAGGTGCCTAGTCAGCATATCAATGTATTCGTAGTCTATCAATCTTGCCATATCAACTTCGTCTTCAGCCTCATGTATAGGTAACAAATCCATTGAATGCAAGCGACCTTGATTTCCTTTTGCTTGTTTGCACAATACGAAAGTGACGTAAGTTGTCAATTCACCGCGTTTGGCCATTTCTTGAAATTTATCACGTTGTTCTAGCATGATAAGTAACAATTCATGAAGCAAACTATCGGCGCGATCATTGTTTTTGGTCGCGTTTTGAGCAGTTCGTCTCCAAATTTTGTAATTTTTTTCTATTTCATTATCAAGAAGTTGCAAACTATTTTCAATTATTTTGTATAAAATATTGTACATTTCAAAATCTTGTCGTATATTCGCAAAGTCAACGAAACAAATATACAATAAAACTCAAATCAAATGAAAATCAAGCCAACCATGCACAATGGCATTAACGTAATCGATTTGGAATTGGTGCGTTCATCAAAATATGATGAAAATATTGACCGCTATGGGGACCATTCAAAAACATGCTTTTTTTGCGCCAGACCAACAGCACAAAAATCATTTGTACACTTGTCTACTAATGGGTTGTTAGTGCCAGCAAATATTGACGAAAATGATTTGCTCAAATACGACTTAGAATCACAGGGTTGTTTTCCTGTTGGTGCGGAATGCGCTAAAAAAATAGGTCAAGAATTTATAGTATACATCAAATAAACTTATAAAAAATCAAACAAAATGACAAATTTAGAAAAAATCGCTTATCTCCAATCCATGCACAAGAATGCTGCCGACATGGTTACCTACTGCAGTGATAAAATTGCCAAAGGCGACGATGCATGGACGATTAAACTTTCACTCGAAGGCTTTAAAAAAGACGTTGAAGCATTGGGCTATGCGCTCAAAGGACTTCAGTTGATGCAAAGTATTGTAACCGAACAAAGCGAAGAGGGAGGTGATTATGGCTTCTAAAATATGCGTGCAGTCATCGGTGGCTGCCCACCCTCAGTCGGGTTTCAATAATTGGATCAACTTGCTCCATGCCCAACTCAAACCAAAGTTGGTGCTACGCCAACCAACAGATGGGGAGCGCCAATACGTTCGTGAGCACTTGGAGATCTTCGCTAGCCTATTCACGCACAAAGACCTTGTTAATATCGTGAGAGGTCACAAGAGTGAAACCCACCACATGAACATGGGCCTCAATCACATGAAGATTGAACTATCGACCTACTACGATGATGATCCCGATACTAGACGGCACTACCGCGTGTACTTCAAAGCCTCCATCGTGCGCCTTGACCGCAATGGGAATGAAAGCCAAATCACAACCGAAGTATATCAAACACATCGCAAAATCTACCAATTCTAATAAATAAAATTATGTCAAATCAACTTACAACAAAGGATTTTTTCCAACAACCATCCGTCCAAAAGAAGTTTCAAGAACTATTGGGCAAAAGGGCACCGCAATTTATCACGTCGGTGCTTCAAATCGTGATGAACAACAACCTGCTTGCCAAAGCGGATGCGTCAAGCATCTACAATGCGGCTGCAACTGCCGCCGTGCTGGACTTGCCATTGAACAATTCACTAGGCAAGGCTTGGATCGTTCCTTATAAAGGAGCTGCGCAGTTTCAGCTGGGTTATAAAGGCTTTATTGAACTGGCCATGCGCACAGGGCAGTACCAAAGGATCAACGCCGTGCCGGTGCACCAAAATCAATTCAAATCGTGGAACTCATTGACTGAGGAACTGGATGCCGACATGACCATCATGGGTGATGGCGTCATAGTTGGGTACGCTGCCTTCTTCCGCATGAATAATGGCTTTGAAAAGTTTACTTACTGGCGCCTAAATGAAGTGCGCAACCATGCCAACCGCTTCAGCAAATCAGTAAACAATGGGCCATGGGCCACTGACTTTGATAAAATGGCCCTAAAAACCGTCATCAAAGCCATGTTGAGCACTTATGGCATGTTGTCAATTGAAATGCAGACCGCCATAACTGCCGACCAAGCGGTAATCAAGGACGCTGACACAATGGATATTGAATACGTTGATTCACCCGCCATTGACATAGACAAAGAAGAAGAAAGGGCAATACTCATGCTAAAAGATTGCACAACGCCTGAAGAAGTTCACGGACTTTTGAAATCATTGTCGCCTGAACTGGCCGACCGCATCAACGCGGATGCAGTAGATAAATTGGATTCATTCGAAACAAACTAATAACATGAACGCAGACAACTTATTATTCAGATGCTCATCGCTTGGTCACATTATGACTGAGGCACGCAGCAAATCAGAACCTATTTCAGAAACCGCAAAGGCGCACTTACTTGAAGTCTACATCGCCCACAAGTACGGGCGCCGCAAAGTAATCACTACCAAATACATGGAAAAGGGATTGCAGGTGGAGGAAGATGCCATCACCTTGTATTCGCGCCACACCAAATTGTTCCACACAAAGAATGAGGATCGTATTACCAATGATTTTATAGCTGGCACCCCCGACCTTTTCAATGGCCCAACAATCATGCAGGCCGACACCATTATCGACATCAAGTCATCGTGGGATATCTTCACGTTCCATTCGGTAATTGGCAAAGGCGTCAAGAAACTCTATTACTGGCAGCTAATGGGATACATGGCACTTACTGGTGCAAAGCACGCAAAACTTGCTTACTGTCTTGTAGACACGCCAGAAACCATCCTAAACGACGAAAAACGCAAATTACACTGGAAGATGGGATTGATTGACGACAACAACCCCGATTTTGAGCAGGCTTGCAACGACATTGATCGCCTTGGCAAATATGACGATATTCCTATAGCAGAGCGCGTGCATATCATTGAAGTAGAGCGTGACGAAGCAGCCATTGCAGCAATTTATGCGCGTGTAATTGAATGCAGAAATTGGATGAACAAAAACTTATACATACAACAATCATAAAAAAAACAAAAAAATGAACACACAACAAATTTTAGAAACAACATTTGACCAAATGCCTAATCACTTTACTAGCAGAGAATTTGCCAAACGTGCAAGAATCAATGGTTTGGTAGAAGATAAATTCTTTGCACAGGGCAATGCTGGCAACTTCTTGCATGCAAGAGCATTTCAAACAACATCAAACAGGTGTTGGTCAAAGTCAAAAATCGAAACGCAATCCGAAGTGCAAATCAAAATTGAACAGGCTATTGCATTATTGAAATTTCATGGTTACAAAATTATGAAACAAGAAACCCAATACACCGAAGTATGAAACACCCATTAAGCGACATCATAGATGAACATTATGGCACCATGCAAGTATTTGCCAAACGTATGAAGATACACAGGCACACCGCCAGCAAATACTACAACAATCCAGAAGCGATGCCCTTTGGAATGGTTGTCAAACTTTGCAAGCGAGCTGGCGTCAACATCAATGTAATAACCAAAGCAAGACAAGGAGGGGAAAATGATTAACGTAAAAGAACTTCGCATCGGCAACTTGATAGAATGTCATGTGATTGATAACGTCGACGGAACGGACGAATGGGTCGACAACTACGTAAACTATGATGACATCGGTTGGCTCAGTTTGCAAAAGAATGATGAGCGCTATCGCCCAAAGGTGTTGACTGAGGAAATGTTGGTGAAGTTTGGATGTATTGAGCATGAAAATAGGTATTGGGATTTTCTGCACGATAGTAGTATTTATGGTAATGTTTTTGAAACGCTTGTGTATAATTTAGATGACCAAAGTTTTATTGTGTCTAGCTGCGATCAATGTGGTTATGTTGTGCCATGCAAATACGTCCACCAACTCCAAAACCTATACTTCGCTTTGACGGGAGAAGAACTCGAAATAAAGGAGGTTAGCAAATGATAGTAGGAATAATCTTCATAGCTTTTACCGTGCTAGTGATAGCTGGCGCACTAATCAATTTAATTAAACAGATCAAAAAACAAAATGACAAACAATAAAAAACAGACAGCGATTGAGTGGTTGATTGAACAAATCACATTAAAGAAATACCCCAATGGAGCTCTTTTGAATCTATTCATCACTGATAAACTGATGGAGAAAGCCAAAGCAATGGAGCGTGAGCAGATTGAGGAGGCGTGGAATGGTGGAAATTATGCTTATTTCTATTTCAAAGAAACAGGTAGAGATTTTGTAGATGGTAGTGAATACTACAACGAAATATACAAAGGAGGCTCTGATGAATAACTACTACACATTCAACAATCAAATCGTGTGCAAGGTCGGTGAGGTCGCGGTCCACAACTCAGTGGGTGTACCTGAAGCCCATGCGCTATTCAGGGCCAACGGAAAGTATCTGACCATGGGGATCAATGACTTTGAAAACCACATGAAGCCCGTTGAATCAGAAGCGATTGTTCATCTAATTGACAACCAGCGTAAATTAGAGGCGATCCTGGACTGCATGGAGCTATCACATGGTCCAATTGAGTTGTGGGCAACTGGGCGCAGGTTTAGGTCACAAGTTAGGGCACGTCAAATATTCTTTTGGGCCATGCGCACTTGTACAACTTACACATTAGTTGAAATTAGCAATTTTGTTCCTGGTAATTATGATCACGCAACGATTATACATGCACGAAAGGCCATAGACAATGAAATTGAAATGATGACAGACGATGTTGTAGCCTGTGTAACACAAATTGCGCTGGCATTGGAAGTAAATGGTTGTAATATGGTTTTAAGACGCATGAATGCTTTAATGAATCGTAATAATAATCGCAAAATTTTAATGAAACGTAATAGAGAAATCATATCATGAACGACCAATTGATTTTTGTTCGTAGAAAAAACAGAACTACAAATCACAAAACTTATAATTCAGCAGTAATCAAAATGGAATGTCCAAGCGGAAGATTTGTTATAAGTCAAAAAATGGCAACTTTATTAAACGTTGACAACGATGACGGTTTAATGTTTGCTTTCAACAAAACAAAAAGAAAAGCATACGTTTGCGTAGACAATGATTGTGATGCTTTTATTTTAAGAAGAAAAAACAAAAATTCATTGAGATTTTCAGCGTGTGATTTGATGACTTATTTTTGTGATGTTTATTCTATTGACATGAAAAATTCTCAAACATATCATTTCAAAATTTCTAATATTTCAAATGACAACAAAATGCATTTGCTTGAATTGTGTTGATGTTTGAATTTTATTTGTATATTTGCATTGAACGATTGTCGGATAATCGATTCAAAAATTAAAACACTTTTCCCATAAGGGGAGGCATCCGACGCCGAACCTTGTGGGTTTTTTATTTTCAAAAAATGGCGAAAGATCCAGCATTTTTATTCTACCATCAGGACTTCTTCACGGGCGTATCTGACATGACCAATGACGAGGTTGGCGCATACATTCGATGCTTGTGTATTCAGGCGTCAAAAGGAGGGATAAGTGAAAAACATATGAAATTCATATGTGATACACATGATGTTCATAGCGCGATCAAAAACAAATTTATTTTCGACCCTGACACTAGTCTTTTTTTTAATGAGCGTTTGAAATCTGAAATTGAGAAGCGTAAGAAATACTCTGAAAGCCGCTCTAACAATAGAAAAAACCCAAATAAGAAGAATGAAGATATGAGTAACATATCTATTTCATATGTTAAACATATGGAAGATGAAAATGAAAATCAAAATGAAGTTGTAATTGAAAAAGAAAAGAGGCCGCGATTTTCAAAACCAACACTTGCCGAAGTCCAAGTGTTCATGTCAGAGGTAAACATGGTTGCAGGTGGTAAGTGGGATCAAGCCAAGATCCAAACCACGGCAAAAGCTTTCTTCAACTACTACGAGTCCAATGGCTGGCAAGTGGGTCGCTCACCAATGAAAAATTGGAACGCAGCTGTCAGAAATTGGATGAACCGCGAACACACACAAACAACAAAACAAAACAATGGAAAATCAAATTCAAGTCGGGAACCACTCGACGCAGCCACGATCGCTGCAAAGCATTTCGGAATCCCCATACCTCACGACTCCGAGCCTCGCCAAAATCCGCAAGGACAATCGAATGATGGCAGTTTCTCTGATTATCAAGTCGTTGACTGAGCTGCGCAACACATTGAACATCGATCGCAACATGAGTGAGCAGCAAATTGCCATGTGCGCTGAGGCGATTGTGGATAGTGACGAGTTTTACATGCTTCGCGCTGAGGACTTCGATCTTTGCTTTAGAAAAGCAGCCCAAGGCGCGTGGGGTGAGTTTTATGGACGCTTAGACCAACCAATGGTATTTGCCTTCATTCGTAAGTATTCGATTGAACGTGACGCGGCTATTGCAAGAAAACGAGATACTGAATCTGATCGATCAAACGTGTACGATATTTTCCAAACCGAGCCTATGCAAAAGATCCTTGCCGACGTAAACTCAAAGTTGTTGATTAAAGAACAAGAGAACCAAGTTCAACAACCAAAGCCTGAACGCAAGCTTGACATATATCAACTTTGCATGCGTGAGTTTGATAATTTACACCAAACTAATTCCGTTGCAAATTCACCTATAAAAACGATCATGTACAACAATAAAGAAGTAGACATTAATGGCTACATAGTTATCCGCGTAGCTGAAATGATTAATGAAATGTGAAATCTTTTGAGTTTGCTTATTTGTAATGGTTATAAATAACAAAATATTTTTGAAAATATTTTTTTATTCAATTAGTTCGTGTATATTTGCCTCATCAAACAAACAAAAACATGGCAACAGTTAAAACAAACCAAAAAATCACCTGCACGAACCTTGAAGACGCAAAAGCAAAAGCGAATAACTATTCAAATGGAGTCATAATTGAAAAAAATAAAATTCACTTCGTTGTAAATTACAAAACATACACAGAGTTGGAGCCATTAGGATATAAGCAAGTAAGATGAAAAAGAAAAAAGAAACGAGGGGCGGTAAACGCCCCTTCTCTGGGCGCAAGTCCATCTACATGGAAAAAACAAAAGTGTATAGCATTTGTCTTCCATTATCAAAGTATCAAGAAATAATTGATCAAATTAAAAAAATCACAAACAAATACAAAGTAAAAAATGAACATTCTGCAAAAAGCAAATGAAATAGTCAACACTAGATCAGAAGAAAAAACAAGACAGTACGGACCATTTGAAGAAGGAATGGCTAAAGCAGCCAAAATAGCTTCATTGATCTCTTCAAAAGAAATAACAACAAATGACATGTACAATTGTATGATTGCTCTAAAATTATCAAGACAATCATACAGTCATAAAGAAGACAATCTATTAGACATGGTCGCTTATGTTGGTTCACTAAACAATTATCTTGAGCAAAATGAAAGTAATAATAACAAAGGTTGATGCAAAGCGAAAGTCTAAGCATGGAGCATACTATGTTAGATGCTATTTCAAGTCAATTGAAGACAACAAGTCATATAGACTAGACGTTTATGAGTCTCATAGCAAAAGCGCTAGGTGGTTTCCTTATATTCAACCGCAAGCTATTTTTGATGAGGTCAGAATATTTAGTGGAAATATTTTAGATGGAACAAGCAATTTCAAATTCTTAGGTGTAAAAAAATGAAAACAGGAATAGTAGGAATAATAAACAACCCGGCAACTTCTATGAACTCACATAGCGCTGGCATGGTCAATATTGTAAAACAACTTTTTGACGCAACAATATTGAATGAGTCTGACGATTGGGACGTTTATGACCGTTTGATAATTTATCACGGCGTGAATTTCAGAAAAGATTCGTTCAATATAATTGGAGGCATCAATGATAGCGTCATAAAAAGGTGTGAAAAGTTATCAAATTACAAAGGTGATATGAAAACACTTGATGAATTTCAACTAAATTCATTTTCACAAAAGAGAAAACTACTCTCGTGGGATAATTTCAAAGACATAGAAACGATATCTTTGCCAGAAAAAAGAAAAATAGTCATAGGTGACTCGCACTCAATAAGTGTATGGCCAAACATTGAGTATGCTATATCAAGAAATGACGGCAAAACTCTTTATGGTTTTCTAAAACAAGATAGAGACTTGTCACAATTTGATCATGTCATCATGTATTTTGGAAATATTGACCTTAGATTCCATCTTTGTAGACAAGACAACCCAAAATCTGCTACAATTGAGTTGTTCAATAGATATTGCGACTACGCTTCAAAATACAATTCAACAATAACTATGTTATTGCCAGTAGAAGAAGAAGACAGGAAAATACCGAAGTCTGGACAATACAAAGGAAATAATTTCTTTGGCTCATTAGAACTAAGAAAAGAACTGAGAATGGAAGCAAATTTGATTATTGCAAAATCTGGCATTGATTACATAGATTGGCCATCGACATTGTTGAACGAAAATGGCAATTTGAGTTTTGATGTTATGGAGCCTAGACAATCTGTTCACCTTAGGCCTTCGTATTACATGAATGAATTGAAAAAACAATTAACCTTATTTTGATGGAAAAAAATTGCTTTGAAATAAATGAAGATTTGTTAGCTGCTTTAGATCAATATCACATAAAAACAATGCTAATGGAAAAACATGTCATCGAAAAAATACAATTCAATGGCTGTTTAGAAACAGAAGTAGACGATGATTTGATATTCAATGTACCAATTTATGATATGGGACAAAGAAAGTACGCTGCGTTTTGTTCTTTTACTGAAGCAGTATGGAAAAAAGAAAATGACGTAAAAGGCAATGGCATACATTTTGCAAATCATACAATTCTAGAAGATTTTGATTGGTTCATGTTGTTTTATTTGTTCAGACTCTGCGGTTCTGGAATCAACTACAAGCCAAAGACAAACGATATGTTTTCAAGTTTTCAAAAAACACATGGTTTTGGCAATTTCTGGGCAATAGAATCGATACTAAACGGAAAATGTAATACAGAACATTGGCTTAAAGACTTAAGTCAACTGAACAAACCGTATAGCGACAACAAAGGTTATCTTTTGCCACAGTTTTCTTTCAAAAATACTGATTCTAATCACCTAAAGAAATTTATTTTAAGCTATTCTTCCAAACTTGTTAGACATATCTATGACAAACTACTGTTAGAAAAGCTAGATATTTACCAAGTCACTGACTTAGGCAATGATTGGTTGAACAAAAATGGATTCAAAAAACAAAACTTTGTTCTTACTGCTTTTGCAGCAGATCTAGCGGAGTATTTTCCTAATAAAGTTAACCGATTCGGATTAGTATACGCAGGAACAAACGCAACAAAATGCATCAAAGCTATTTTTCCAAAAACAGATAAAAAAACAAGCGAGTTTGAATACATTAATGCTGTTTTGTTGTTTCAATCAAAGCGATATGGGTTAACACCTATTGATTGTGAGGACTCTAGAAATTGCGATGTTGTAAGATATTTGCAAGAATATCAATCTAAGCATCACGTTGAAAAAAATAGAGGCAAAAAAATGCACAACAATAGCTTGTTGAAAAAAAAATGGGGCATTGAAAAATATTACAAATTCAGCAAACAATTAAAATAATGGCACACGATAATCACGTTATAGACAGAACAAACAAAGATATCAACATTATCTATCCTAGTAGAGACCACTACTTATCTTTGACAAAAGATTTCAAAAGCATGTTGCCTGATATTGTGGTAAAAAAACACGAAGGCGTTAACGTGGTAAGAGAAGATCTTGTTCTAAAAGGCGGAACAAAATCAAGAGCGGCAGAGTTTTTGATAAGTCAAATACCAAAAAAAACATTAGTGTACGTTGTTCCTAGAGTTGGTCATGCTGGTGTTGCAATTATGGAATTAGCAAATCTATATGGCAAAGAAGTTATCTTTTTTATGCCTGCTTGCAATACGATCTCAGACAACCAAGCCTCAATAATTTCTATGGGACCAAAAAAAGTAGAGTTTGCTAGAATAGCTGCAATGCCGAATTTGAATTACATTGCGGCAAAATACGCTTTTCAAAACAATTACTGTTTTTTGCCATTTGGATTAAACCATCCGCATACAATTGCTGGCTTTGTAAGATCTTGCAAAAACATTTTAGATAATTATGACGAACCAGAAGAAATGTGGTCCGCTGTATCGACAGGTGTTTTGACTAGAGGTATTCAAATAGGATTTCCTAACGCATTAATGAAAGGAGTAGCGGTGGCAAGAAATATGAAGAAAGGTGAATTAGGTAGAACGGACATAATTTCAGAGCCGTTGCCTTTTTTATCAAAAGAAAAAACTAAAAATCTTCCTCCTTTTGATAGTGTTCCATCTTATGACGCAAAAGTTTGGAAATATGTTCCTAAAAATACAAATCGAAACGTTTGGTTTTGGAATGTGGCTGGAGAAATAAAATGTCCAGACAATTTTGACAAATCAAAAGTACTATCATACAGACCTTGGCATTAAAAATAAACAACAAGCAAATAATAAAAAATGAAACTAACGAACGAATTTCAACCGGTAAGAAACTGGGCACAACAAAGAGGAATCTATGCAAAAGGTGACTCTAAAACACAACTAATCAAACTACAAGAAGAAGTTGGAGAACTTGCAAAAGCAATACTAAAGAACGACGAAGATGAAATAATAGACGCTATTGGTGATTGCGTCATTGTTCTAACAAATCTGTGTGAACTTTGCAACATAAAAAAAGAAGGAAGCAATCATATTGGTGAAATAAGCCAATTGACTATTGAAGACTGTATAAACTCGGCCTATACTGTCATCATGAATCGTTCTGGAAAAATGATTAACGGTACATTTGTAAAAAATGAAATATAAAACAGCACAAGAAGCATTCGATAGTTTATATGATATGATCTTAGATCAAGGAGAACAATCGAAAAATACTAGATTTTTACAAAACATTGGATTCTACATTAAAGAACCTTTGAATAACGAAATCAATTTATCATGGAGAAAATGGAAAAAAGAATACGCCGAAATAGAATGGCAATGGTATCTTTCAGCAGTCAATGATGTTAGCGAGATTAAAAAACACGCTAAGATTTGGGACAAAATGCACAATGGAGATAACAAAGTAAATTCTAACTATGGCTTTCAATGGAGTAGAAACAATCAACTTCAATTTGTAATCGATGAATTGAATAGAGACGAGAACTCTAGACGCGCAGTGCTTTCAATATACGACGGTAAAGAACATGAGAAGCATTCTTTTGACACTCCTTGCACTCTAAACATAGTTTTTAATATAACACATGGCAAACTAAATATGAGCGTCCTAATGCGCTCTAATGACTTATGGTTTGGTTTTTGCAATGACCAATATTGTTTTAGTAAATTACATGAACTTGTGGCTTCTAGACTAAAAAAACAAGTTGGTTGGTACTATCATTTTGCAAATAACATGCATTTGTATGAGCAACACTTGAATAAAAAATGAAGAAGTGTAAGGTATGTGCTTCCAAATTTGTTCCAAGGTTTTCGTCGTTTCAAAAAACTTGCGAAAATCCTGCATGTATTATTGAATTTTCTAAGACTCAACGGCAAAAACAAAATGCATGGGCCGAAAAACAATGGAAGCGTGAAACTAAAGAAAAGTTGATGACATTAAGCGACCACATTAAGATATGCCAAAACGTATTTAACACATATATCCGAATGCGCGACAAAGGAAAGCCGTGTATTAGTAGCGGCAGACCATTGGTAGGCAAGTACGATGCTGGTCATTTTTATTCTACTGGTTCATACCCTAACCTCAGGTTTCATGAAGATAACGTTCATGGGCAATGTGTGCATGACAATAGGCACTTACATGGTAATCTGATTGAATATAGAGCAAGATTAATAGATAGGATAGGTATTGATAGGTTTAACGAACTTGAGTCGCTTAAAAACATTCCTACGCGCTATACTGTTGATGAAGTAAAAAATATGATAAAAATATACAAGGCAAAAATCAAATCCATTCAAACACCTACGGATTGACAATAAGAATCTTATTCAACCCAGTGAACCTGCAATCACAATGAAGCCACGTAGGTGTGAACAATGTATTTTCAATAGTTGTGCATAGTTGCTCTTTGATTAAATAATCTTCGTATTTCAAAATCACATCAAACAACTCACGCGGCTTCATGGTTGCACACTTTAAGTCAACGGCACGCCCATACTTGTGCTGCGACCATTTTGCGCCTGTAAGCGTGTTTGCCCTACGCAATCCACTTTCTTTATACTGGCCACCACTTGCCCAGTTATTGACCACTATTGGAGCCCCAGTTAATTCTCTGAGCCATTGTGTAAACTTTATAATGCGATAATCCATCAAGTTAATGGAACGTTCACCGCGCGTGGCGTATACTGCTGGATCAATAAATTCATCCAGATAAAAGTTTGGTGTGATCTTAACGCGATTCATTTATTTGGCGTATTGTTTCATCCTTCATTCTGGATTGTTTAGTTGTGCCAAGGTAGTACGCGAACGCCATGCCAGCGAAGGTGAACACCTGCCCAACGCCCATGTTGAACAAGTCCTTTTTAGCGTCAGGAACTATTGGCCCAAACGCAAGAAAGGCAAATGCACCCATGTACATTACCAATGCAATAATGACGGTCGCACCCATTAACCAATCGCGCTTGCCTCCACTAGCCTTCATGTAATCAACTTCGCGCGAACGGGCTGATTCACGATCCTGTACTTCCAGTTTGAATGTTTCCATTTCCAAACGCAGAAAGTCCATTTCAAATTCGTGACGCATGCGCTCAAATTCAATTGCTAGTGCCTGCACCTGCGCATCGTTCTCCTTTCGATCATTAAGCAATTCGCCTACTTTCTCGATAGCGCCTATTCCCGTCACATCACCAACGATCTCCAGCACATCACCTGCAACTGGTTTGATTTTTTCGGTGACAAACTTCCAAAACTTGGTGTCTTTGAATGGTTTTTTATCGCTCATTTTTTTGATGTAAAAACGTAAATAATTCTTTCAAATATTACTTTGTAATTCTGTGCAAGATAAATATTGATTTTTTCGCCAAGCAAGGTAGACAAGCCAACAATCATTGATGATGCAAATGGTGAATAGTTCATCCACACGCAATACATTCCTGCCATCCACGCCCAAAATAATGAAACACCTACAATGGCAACCCATGCAAACCATGATAGCTTTCTGCGCATCAAAATTTCATTTGATATTTTTGCCACAACTGCCACCACTGCGCTCATTATAGCTGCACCAAATTTGACAAAGAATTGTTGTATTTCATTTATTGGTTCCATCAGTTTTTTTTCTGTTGGTATTTGTGGTTGGTTGTGATTTGTTGTCTAAATATTGGCGCAAAACTTTTGCAAGTTTGATTGCGTTGATTTTTTGCTTGCTATTGTTCATGGAAGATAACTATTTAGAATTGGTTGACCTTGTCGCATTGCGGTGTTGTTTCCACTGAAATCAAAATTCAAACCAAGTTGTGTGCGCGGTGTAAGGTTGCTTCCGCTATTGGTGCTATACTCAGGAAACAAAGATGAATTGTCACACAAATAATCGTGCAATCTTTTTTCGTAGTACGTTGCATTGTTTTTCGCGTCCTCAATTAAGCGATTCATTTCTGACATGCCTACCGCCGTTGTATTGTCGGAGTTGTGCTGCGCTATTGCACCATTGTCAATTTTATAATTGATGTTTGGCAACAACTCATGGCAACTGCGCCACACCAACAACGGGCGCAAGTAATCATCTCGCAAGACCAAGTAGTTGCCAGTTATGGATCCGCTGGCTGAGTCTGCTTTAATCTTGTTCAATAAGTCAGTGCCTGTAATTGGTTCAATCCATTTGTCCTGTGCTAGGCGAATGTATGGGTATATTTTAGCCGCCTCAACTGAATCGTTTATTTGTGTATTTTGATACACGTAGTCCTCGCTTATAAGCAGTGTTTGTGCCATGGTCAATTAGTTTTTGCGCCCTTGGTTGGGCATGTTTATTGGTTTCATTTTTGCCTTCATCCAATACATGGAATCTTTGAAGCTAAACCCTAGCCGACGCACTTCCATGTTGGAAATTTCTTTGTCATTTTTCAAACCTTTATTGGGCAAGAATTTACCTCCGTCGCGCTTACGCATGTATATCTGCCGCGTCCAATTATGATGACAATTTACGCCGCCTTTGTAAAGAAAAATTGAATAGGTACTTTCGCCAGCGGCAGCAAATTCACCATTGACGCCACTATCTCCCATGCGAATTATATCCTCGTATCTGTACACTACACCTGCTTTGGATGCTTCTACCATTGCTTTGCAAAACCTGCGCGAATCTTTGCTGATATTTTGCGAATACTTATAGCGCACCTTTATAAGGCCACCATCAATTTCAGATTTTTCATTTGGCTTTGCATAACGCCTGAACAATTTGACCGAACTAAGTTGTTCGTCTGGTTCTGGTTCATCGGTAACAACTTCTTCATCCATCAATTCGTATTCGTCCAAATCAATTTGTTCGCCCTTTTCAAATAGGTGTTCCAACCACGCTTCTTCATCAGCAGTGGTCATGTCCTTTTTTTTTTCAATTGTGGACAATACAACTTTGCGAAGCACTTGTGCCTGTGGTACTGAACCAGGAACAATGGCGCTGAAGATATTGTCAATCATTGCAGGTGTAAGCATTGGGAAACCTGCTGCCACTACCGCCTTTGCACTGCTTATTGGCAAGGCATCAGCGGCGGCCTGCATGATTATGTTGACCAACGATTCAATTTGCGCACCATTCAACGCTTGTGATGCAACGTTTTCTACCGCTGCGCTATCACCGCTTACTGGCGCAACAGTTTCCTCGGTAATGAAATAATCGTTTTGTTCAATTTCTGCGTTTGTCAAACCAAGTGTTTCCGCAAATGAATCTAAGATTTGCATTTGCGCTGGCTGCACTACATTCATGTTGAATAAACGATACCCTTCCTTCAATTCTTCTGCATTGCTACTGAAGCCATCGCCACTTAATTTGATGCCAAATAAAAGCGGCGTAGTAACAAGATGACCCGTCAATATTTTTTGTGTTGCATTGCGATCCAATTGATCGTACTGCTTATCTGCATCGCTCAGTGGGAATGTGGTAATCTGCGGCGCTGGCTGCGCTGGTTCACCATAGGTAAAGAATATTTGACCTGCACGACCTGCGCCAGTTTCCGCATTGATATCTCTTTTCATTTGGGCTTTTACCTCTGGGTCTGGATGCCCATTAGAAAAGTGCATGTGTAATTGAGGAAAGAAACCATTCAACAAATTAGATACATGGAACTGACTTGCCGCACGGTCAACTTCTATGTAATTGATGCAAGACTTATACGGTGGTTCAGGATATGCAGTTGATGTACATTCGTCAAGCCATGAAATCTTTACATACCTTTGTGCATCTTCGTAGCCTTCAATTTCTTTGTCTACCAGTGGCACAAATTCTGGTTTGTTTATTTTCTTGCGCGTTTCATTCCAGTTGCGTGAATAAAAAATACCAGTGATTTCTCCAGTGTCGTTTGCTGCAAGCCTGCAATTTTCAAAAGGTAAATGATTCACTTTTGCAACACCAGTGCCGTCCAATGTTTTAATGTACTCAGTATAAAAACCGCCATACATCACATAGTCGTTTGATATACTCGGCGTTAATCGATTCAAACGATACTTTTCAATAGTTGCTTTATCGGTTGGAATCAATGATGAAATACCCTTGCCTGCAATCATTTTTGCAATACCCTTTACCAAGGCACCATGCACTGGAGAAGTGGATGCAAGTTCTTTGAGATACATTGGGTACTGGTTTTCGTCGCCATAGGCAATCCAACCACCACGATCAATGCGTTCGCTTGCGGCAACCGGTTGGTACTGCGTTAATGCAACGCGATCAATTATTGGTTGTGTGTTTTTTTCGTCCATTTTTTTTAAGGAATAACCACCACGTCGATTTGCCCACTGGTAGGTGTAAAGTAATTTGTAGGATCGCCAATATTGACCAAACCTTGTTCAACAAGGCCAACTACTGCCGCATTGTCTTCGTCTAAATTAGATGCTGAATTTTGGCCATAAACGAAGTATCTATAATATCCTGGCACAGTTAGGCCAACGGTTGTCAATGTGACCTCTGTGGCCCTTGTATTTTCGTTTACCACATCAAGAACTTGTGCCAGCCTTTCGCCTTCCATGGCAACAGCCACGCCATCTTTAATCATTATCAACAAGTAATGCGTAAACGGAGTTGCATAGTACAAACGACCTTCATCAAGTGTGAAGTATCGTGTCTGATTTGATGTATTGATGTCGAGATAAACCATGGTCAAATTTAATTAAAAAAAGGTGGGCAATATACCCACCCTTTTTATAAAAAAATAAACAAGCACAACTTAATACGCAGGCGATACAGTGGCGTTTGCAATATTGTCAAAAGGAACGGTCGTGAATGGTTCAACAAAGTTTGCTTGGTTGCGGCATTCTGCGGTGAAGGTCAAGGTAGTACCTGCCATATCGCCACGATTTGCGCCGTTTGCAAATGAACCTGCGCTAACTTCAGCGCCAGCATCCAAACCCATTGCAGCTATGTTGTCGTTGTTGTCACGAACAAAGATTACCAAGCGGCGGTTGCGGATCATTTTTTTCATTTCCTTGCGGTATGCTGCCGTAAGATTGTTAAGTTGAATCACAAGTGTTTGTGTGACAAACACGGTGCCAGCATCACCATTGGCATTGATTTCTTGATTGAATGAATTACCACCTCCCTTTAATTCGTAGCGGTACAATGTAGCCTCATCAAAGTCGGTGATTTGTTCATCTGCATCCAAAGTGATGGATCCATTCAATATACGCCAGTCAGCGAATAAAACTTCTTGAATACCGCCGATGTCCTCTTTGCAATCTAAGATTCTGCCTGAAGATAAATTACATGCCATTTTGTTGTTTTTTTTTTATTTTGAAAAAAGGCCACCATGGTGTATGATGGCCTTTTTTCGGTTGGTTTCAAAATTATTATTACACAGTGTACAATGTGATTTCATCGCTGAAACCATATTGCAAGCCAGCAAAGAATTTCGCACTGAAACGTACATTCTCAGACAAATCTTTGTCAGCCATGTCTAGCAATGCAACTTGGTTCCAATCGCTTAGCAAGTTAGTACCAAACCAAAGATTTGATCTCTGTGCAAGTGCCATTGTGTTAGCAGGCATTCCAGGACATACTGCGATTGCGTACAATCCCATGAACGTTGGAGGCACTGCGCCACCAGCGTATGTGTACCAGCCGTTACCAGCAGATGCATTGGCGAAGATGAACTTTTCCCAAACGTCTTGGCCCATGTAAATAAAAGGCTTTTCGGTTGCGCGCTTTACGCGGTCAGGCGCTTGATCAACCAAGTCTTGCAATTTGGAAAATACGTTGGCAGTTGTGATTGCCGCTGCGCCCGTCACATCAATTACACCTGCATCAGCAAGCCACAATGTGATGAAACCAGAATATTCGCCAACATTTGCATTGACGCCTGTCCAGATTAAACTTTCGTTTTTCTCTGCAATTTGACCAAGCATATTGTCAATCATTGCTTGCGAAACTTCAGGTGCAAGGCGCCCGTTTTGCGCATCGTTGGCAGTCCAATCGATCAAGAACTCTTGTTTACACAATTCGCGTTGTACTTGGAATTTTTCCAAAGTCAAAACGCGCTCAGTAATTGCAACAGTGCCAGTCGGTGTGAAATCACATGTACCAGCGGCAAACGTAACATCGTCAACCAATTTGCGGACTACTTGTTTGTAGTCAATGTTTTCACGCAAAGTCAAGTATTGCATTGATTCATTTGCGAGGAATGCTGGTTTGATTATTTCGCCAGCAACTTTACCAGAGTAAGTAGTAGTTAATGATGGATTCGGCATCTTTTATTTTGTTTTTTTATCTTTTATTTTCTTAGTTGGATTTTGCACGGTAGTGTGCAATTCTTTCTTGCATTGTCATTACTGCAACAGGCTTTTCAACTTGCTTTTCAGTTGTCAATGCAACTTTCTTTGTAGTATCTTTTACCGATGCGGCAGCCTGCGTCTTGGACAACTTTTCAAACTTTGCAGTGATGTC